TTACTTTTAAAGGTAAAGTTACCGAAGAAAGGGCTGTAGAATTATTCATACAAAGTAATAAAGGAGAAATTCCAAATTTAGAAAGCTGGGGAATGCGAAGAAAATAATTAAATAATGTCTTGGGAAATATTCAAACAAAATATATTAAGAGTAGCAAATAGTCCAGAAGGAATTTCGGATATCGGTGTTGTTGCTGAATTGTATGCAAAAGAATATGATGCTGCCGTAAAGAGAGGTTTTGATACACAACATAAAATACCATTAGTAAGTGGAAATGTTGAAATGATGAAACAACTATTTGCATCTGCTTTACAAAAAGGTGTAAATTCATCAACTCCATACGATTTGGTTGGTGAAATGGGCGCTGGTGTTAAAGCATATTGGGCAGGTGCAGTTATGGCAACATCACCATTACCAATACAACCAGCTATACAAGCAACTGTAAATTTAAGTGTAACTCAAAATATTGTTACAGATCCTGGCATTTGGCAAAAACCAATATCGGGGCCATCGGTAATTTCGGAAGAATTAACTCCTGAACAAAGAATTGAATATCAGGAATCTTTAGAGGAAGCAATTGAAAAATACATAGAATTTACAGCACAAAATGAATTATTAAAAGCACAAACTATATCTGATATTATAAATAAATATACAGCAATATTAGATAAAAATAAAGATTATAATACTGAAGTACCAATTCAAAATGCAATATTAGGTATAGTTCCTGGTCAACCTATAACAACCAACGTACCTGTACCAGCTACTCCAGCTACACCAACTACAACAACTACTAAAGTAGAACCTAAAGTTGATTTAGGATATTTTGAATTAGATTCCTCACAACCACTAACATCTACACCGTCTACTCCATCATCTACTGAAAAAGCCGCAGTACCAGAAATAATTTCAGCAGAGAAATCGAATATTATTGATACGAAAGAAAAAGTTGATTTAGGATATTTTGAATTAGATTCTGGACAATCTATAAATATATCCGTATCAGATGATGAATTTGGTGAAATTAAATTCAATCAAGGTAAACCATTTGTGAGTGGGTTTAAAATAGGAGGTGGTGGAGCTGGAGGTGGTGCTCCTTATGTAAAATTTAATAATTTTGCAGGTGATGCCACTATTGGAGGAAGGGCAGTTCAAATTGCGGTATATGACGCAGGTCAAGATGTAATAGAAAATCCAGATGATACTGGGCATCCTAGAATTCTACAAATACAAACGTTAGGTGGTGCAAAAATTGGAGGTGGAACTGGATGGGCATGGTGTGGAGCTACTGTAGGTACTTGGTGGACTGAAGCCGAAGGTAAAAATAGTCTAAATGAATCTAGCATTCTTAAAACCCACCCAAACCCAGCGTATGTTCCAGCGTGGGTTGACTGGGCTATTAAAAATGGTAGATATGTGGACATGAAAAATCCAGAAAATGCTAAGTTTGTACCAAAAGCAGGGGATGGAATAATTTATGATTGGGATGGTACTAATGGTGCATCAAACCATATAGGAATGTTTTGGAAAATTGATGGTGGAAAATGGTGGGGTATTGATGGAAACAAAGGACCTAAAGGTAGAGCTAGAATAACAGCTCATTGTATTAAAGATATGGGAGCGGTACAGGGGGTAGTAAGAATTTAATAATATGGCAGCAATAAATCCAACAAATAACACAGGTTTAATTGTAGATGAATTTATATCATACGCAACTAACCATTTGAATAGTGTAAAAGGTACTATATATACTGTATCTTTATTTGCAGCAGGACCTCCACCATCACCAGTACAAATACCAGGACCTGGAGTTTTAAATTGGAATGGTTATTTTATAGCTCCTTCAACAAGAACTCAACTTGTTACCGAAGATGATTTTGTACCAAAAGAAAATGCAGATGAGCAAGAATCGGTAAAAACAACAAAAGAAGAAAGTATTCCAAATGGAACTACTGAAGAACAAATTGATTTAAAATTCTTTGAATTGGATTCTGGACAATCTATAAATGTATCAGTATCGGATGATGAATTCGGAGAAATAAAGTTTAATCAAGGTAAACCATTCGTAAGCGGATTTAGAGCAGGTGGTGGCGGTGGATTTAGTAGTAGTGGTGGTGGTATTATAAATGTCGATTTAGGTGCATTGGATTTAAGTGCTGATTGGATTACACTATCAGCTAAATTTATTGCTAAAAATGAAGGTTTTGCGAAAGCGGCATTAAATGATGAAGGTACTCCAAGATTAGGATTTGGTTCGGATAAAATATTAGACCCATCAACTGGAACAATACGAGATGTTAAATATGGAGATACAACAACAGTTGAGGCTGCATTAAAAGTATTACAATATGAAGTTTCTGTATCATATAAAGCAAGATTTGTAGGTAGTGGAAAATCAAAAATATCTCAAGCTGAGTTTGATGCTCTTAATAATAAACAAAAAGCAGCGTGTTTAAGCTTTGTTTATAATTGTGGAAGTTTCGCAAATTATCCAAATATTCCTGCAGCAATTAGAGCTAAAGATTATGCATCTGCAGCAAATGGTTTACTAAATGGTCCGACTAGAGGAGCATCTACTGGTAAATTATATGAAGGTCTAGTTAGAAGAAGAAAAGAGGAAGCAACCCTATTCAGTTCATAATTTTCAAAAATAACAATTCAAATATTTATAAACATAACAAATAATAAAGTATGAATACGGACAAACTATTAAAAGCCATCCAAATTCTTATTAAAGAGGAACTTAAAGAGCAATTACCTGCTTTAATTAAGGAAGGTGTGAAGGCTGAGATGAAAAAGATGTTAGCAGAGGGTAAACAACCTGCTAAACCAAAAACTACTGGATTATCTATGGCTAAAGCTATGTTAGATGATGAACTTATTGAAGAATCAGTATCTACAAAAGTAGTACCACAAAAACAATTCAGTAAAAACCCAATGATTAATCAAATCCTCAATGAAACAAGAGGTGGTATTCCACAAGGAGATGGTGGGTTTAGAACAATGAACTTTGGACAGGGTGATATGGGTTCTATTGTAGGTAAAACAGCAATTGCTGAAAAAATGGGTTATGGTGATTTAGCGAAAGGACCTTCTCCAACTGGATTGGGTGTAAATACTGGAGTAGCTGAATTGGATAAGGCTTTTAACAGAGACTATTCAGAATTGGTAAAACGATTTAAGAAGTAATGGCAATTATATTAGGAAAAAAACCTATAATAGAAACAAAGGAATATGAAGATTATGCAGTTGGATTGTCTTTACCAATTCAAATAAGTAATGTTGCCTTTAAACAAAATTATACGGAAATAGAACAACTTAAAACTAATATAAAAAATCTATTATTAACTAAAAGAGGAGAGCGTTTGATGAATCCTTTATTTGGTACAGGTGTAGAAACTGTATTATTTGAACCAATTACAGATGAATTCGAAGAAAAAGTTCAAGATATAATAACAAACTCTGTTGAAAAATATATACCAAATGTAAGTATTGAGGAAATAAATGTTGATATGAGTAATGAAAATAAAGATAAAAATTTGATAAACATATCATTGAAATTTAGAAGTAGAAGTACTGGTAATTCTGGTTTGGTATCATTTAACATAGCACAAATAGCACCATAATATGAGTTTAACACCATCAAATAACAATTTTACAAATAGAGGAAAAGATATAAAATATCTTAATAAAGACTTTTCAGCCTTTAGAGATAACTTAATTGAGTTTTCAAAAACATATTTTCCAAAAACAAATACTGATTTTACTGAAGCTTCTCCTGGTATGATGTTTATTGAAATGGCATCTTATATAGGTGATGTACTATCATACTATATAGATGATACATTTAAAGAATCATTAATAACAACAGCCGAAGATTTAGAAAATGTAGTTGCATTGGCTCATGCGTTAGGATATAAACCAAAAGTTACTGCACCTGCAACAACATTAATGTCTGTGTATCAGATAGTACCTGCGGTTGGTAGTGGTATATTAAATGAAATAGATACTAAATATTTACTAAGGATTAGACAAGGTATGGAAATTGAGTCTAAAGATGAATCTATTAAATTTATTACTACCGATATAATAGATTTTTCGGATACTACGGATAGAGATATTACTGTGTATCAGAGGGATGCAAATACAGGTGAACCTACTTTATATCTTGTAAAAAAATATGTTCAGGCAATATCTGCAACATCGAAAGAAGCTACTTTTGAATTTGGTTCATATACACCATTTCAAACTATAAATTTAAGTGATACTAATATTATAGAAGTATATGATGTAAGAGATTCTAATAATAACAAATATTATGAAGTACCTTACTTAGCACAAGAGATGGTTTTTTTAGATTATGCAAATACGGAATTAAATGACCCAGATCTTGTACAATTTAAAGATAGCGTACCATATATTTTAAAAACTTTAAAAACTCCAAGAAGATTTGTATCAAAGGTAAATCCTGATTTAAGTACTACACTTCAATTTGGAGCTGGTGACCCATCGGCATCAGATGAACAATTAATTCCAAATCTTAAAAATGTAGGACTGGGGTTACCTAACTCTATTAAAAGATTGGAAGAATCATTTGACCCAACAAATTTCTTAAAAACAAAAACATACGGAACATCTCCATCAAATACATCAATTACTGTTAAGTATTATGTAGGTGGTGGTATTTTATCAAATATAGAATCGGGTCAATTAACTAGAATAACATCTATTGTATATGATAATGATTATGGAGATTTAAATCAATCTCAAATAGCAACATATAATAGTCTAAAAAATTCAGTAGCCGTTACAAATGAAATACCGGCGTCTGGTGGTAGAGGTAGTGAAACATTAGAAGAAATTAGACAAAATGCTTTAGCAAATTTTGGTTCTCAAAATAGAGCAGTAACTACAAAGGATTATCAAGTAAGGGCTCTTTCAATGCCACCGAAATATGGTTCTGTTTCTAAATGTTACGCAACCGCTGATGGTAAGTTGGATAATAATTCACCATCATCAATATTAGCATCACCTAAAGCTTTGCAAGAATTTACCGATTTGGTAATGGGATTTGTTAATAGACCTGATATAGAAGAACCAACGCAAGAAACAGTATCTGCTGAAATTAGAGATTTTTTAATTGGAAAAACATCAAATGATAACGAAAAAAATAATCCATTTGCTATAAATCTTTATATGTTGGGATTGGATGGTACTGGTAGATTAACTCAAATTAATAGAGCAGTTAAAGAAAATTTAAAAACATATCTAAATGAATATAAAATTCTTACGGATGGTGTTAATTTTTCCGATGGATTTATAATAAATATAGGAGTTAATTTTGAAGTAACTTGCTATCCTAATTTTAATAAATCAGAAATAGTAGCTAAGTGTATTTTAGAATTAAAAAATTATTTCAATATTGATAAGTGGACATTTAATCAAACAATTAATCTAAGTCAATTAGAATTAATATTGGCAAATGTTGAAGGAGTATCATCAGTTCCTATGCTTGAAATTGTAAATAAATGCGGAGGGCAATATTCTACAAATTCGTATAATATAGAAGCGGCAACTAAAAATAAAGTGGTATATCCATCATTAGACCCTTCTGTTTTTGAAATTAAGTTTCCTGATTCAGACATAAAAGGGAGGGCAAAATAATGGCATACTATTTTTTAACAGCATCAAAAGACGCATCAATTTATCTACAACAACCCAATCAAAATACTGGGCTTGATGAGATATTAGAAGTAAGTAAAGTTTTTTTCGGAAACGTAAAAGATGTATCACATGCTTTACTCAAATTTGATTTAGGGTTTTTATCCCAATCATTATATAATGGTACAATTGGTATGAATGATGCTAGATTGTTGATAAAAGAATCTCAAACGGAAGAAATACCATTAGAATATACAATTCATGCAAATGCTATATCTGGAAGTTGGGAAATGGGTATTGGTACTAGGTTTGATGCAATCACTACAAAGGGTGTAAACTGGAATTATAGAGAAGGTGATACTAAAGTAAATTGGCTAGACAATGATTTTAATTCATTTACTACCGCAAGTATAAACGATGGTAGTGGTGGTACTTGGTGGACACAATACAGCGCATCTCAAAACTTTAATTATGAAAGAGGTGATATCGATATGGATATCAAATCAATGTTAAAAGTTTGGATGTCAGGTTCTATTCCAAATGATGGATTAATACTAAAGTTTGCAAACTCAACATTATTTCCTGAAAACATAGAATCTAATACACAGGATTATGGAATATTAAGATTATTTAGTAAAGAAACATTTACAATATATCAACCAAAGATAAGAGTAGGTTGGGATGACCAATCATATATAACTGGTTCATTAACTGAATTAACTTCAAATGATATTAAAGTTGGTGTTAAATCATTTAAAAATGAATACAAAAAAAATACCATACCAACAATAAGAGTGGTTGGTAGAGAATTATATCCATTAAAAACTTTTACAAATTCATTTGTATATAATGATATAAAGTAT